GGCCCCTCTTTTTTTTATAGCGGCGCAAAGAAATAAATATATTCATGGCAACAGACCCAAGAGCACGCGCAATATTAAATTATAATACGACACAAACATTTGCTGTCAAGCAATGTTATGGCTCAGGTATTACTGAGGGTAGGAAAGATTTCTTCGATGCTGTCGACAAAATTGGTAATTTGGAAATCCTTAATGATATAGGTTTTGGCAAAGTCGGCGAAGGTATGCGTGTATTGAGCTCTATCTCTAATTCAGCGCGTAAAGGTACTGTTTTAGGAAGTGTTTGGGGGTCTGTTGAAACCGGTGTAAATGAAATTCTTACTGCTGTAGGTATAAATCCCGCAGCAGTGGCGATAGCGGAGAGCCTGCATCCGGAGGTAGCAAACCGTGCATATGGTCAAGCAAGACAAATATATGAAAAAATAAAGCGCGGCGAATTTAGTATAAAAGACATTCCTTATTATTTCCAAGATTTTCAAAATCTCGAACAATTAATTAACGGCGTATGGTATGATGGCCGCCAACGCGATACAGCCGCGGCGGCGAGACAACAATGCGAGGCATCACCGTGGGCGATGGATTTAATCTCCTTTTATCCCAAATACAAATTTTTATTCATCATTGAAATATTAATGAATGCTAATTATACGGAGCAATATAAACCATTCATTGATTATTTTGCGTTTGTTGTAAAATCATCATCAAGACCCGGTGTTCAATTTGAATATGAGGATGTAAATTTCTACAATTTTAGAACTAGAGTAGCTCGCCGAGCAATGTTGCAGCCTATTACGATGACATTTTATGATGATAATCAAAATTCGGCAATTACATTCTATAACAAATATCTCATGGCTATGTCTCCAAATGCGCGCAACAAGTATGATAATCTTCAAACAGATGTGAGTGGTAATTTAGAAGAATTGGGAATGAATTTCTTGACTAGTTCTTCACAAACAGATTTAAATAGCGCATCTTTAGGTTCTCCCATAGGTGTAAATACAACGTCATTAATACGTGAAATCAAACTATACCATGTATTTCGAGAAGGACGCAAAGTAGATATCTATCATCTCTATAATCCGAGAATAACAAATATGAAACTCGATGATGTAGATTATGCAGATGGTGAAGGTAGTATGGTTACTTTTGATTTTATTCCGGATGCTATCCATATAGAAACAGGTGTCAATTTGAACGACATTCAATCTATTGACCACTTGTCAGGTTATCGCGCAGGTGCGAAGTTTGCTTGGCAGCCTGATACTACGCGTACAGCATCGCTTCCAAGTGATGGGAGCAGTAGTACTTATGCGCAACAACTTAAAAGTCCTGCACACCTGGAGGTCAAAGGTCCTGCTAAGAATATTGTTTCTGGATTCCAAGAAATTTTGGGCGGGTTCATTAAAGGTGTTAAGGATTTCGTTGGAGATATTTTCAGTAGCGATGCTTTTACAAGGGCGCGCGACTTTATAGGTTCTGCATTTTCAACTTCAGGAAATCCACCACTTTCTAGTTGGACAAATGAAGACTTATACGGACAAGATTTAGGTGCACAATTATCACAATATAGTCAAGGTTCCGGTGGTGGTCCTGTTGGGGAATATATTTCTAACGCAACAAGCCGCATTAGAACTGTAGTAGGGGGCTTTATTAGCGGCGGTCCAACCACAACAACATCATCAACAACAACATCATCACCATCTCCCGCTAGAACATTTCCTCTACCAGATTTTGGTGTAAAGAAAATCCGCGAGTTAGATGTATTTAGACCGGCTAGACCTTTCCTTGATTTATGAGTAATTCCTGGCAAAAGGGCCTTTATAAATTACGGCATCCAGAAAAGTACAGAGGCGATAGAATATCAATTCGATATATGTCATCGTGGGAATTAAACATGCATCGCTTTCTGGATAATAATCCCAATATCATTGAGTGGGCGTTCGAAGGTCTTGCTATTCCTTATATTAAACCAACGGACGGCAAAATCCACAAATATTATGTAGATTATTTTGTAAAATATCGCGATAAGAATGGGAATATTAAAACTGAATTAATAGAAGTTAAACCAGAAAAACAAACAAAAATATCTACTGATCGAAATTCAAAAACAAGATTATACGAAAATTTAACATACGCTGTTAATCAATCTAAATGGGAAGCCGCAGCAAAATTCGCTGAACGAAACGGGTGGTCCTTTAGAATTATTACAGAGAATCAATTATTCAAATAATTACCCGGCTCCTTTAATAATATAAATAATAACATGATTAACATTGAGCGTACTATTGAACATCCGCTGGAAGAAGCGCTAGATATTGAGCCTGGAACAACGATTGTTCCTGTGACCAATGCGGAGATTATTCAAGCTTCACCTTCGCCTCTTTACGACGAAAAAGACACGGAAATAGATACCCAATTACAACAAATTTATGAACTGGCCACATCGGAATTTAATAATACACTATCTGATGCGCAATTTATTGAAAATCCAAAATACAGGGTTATATTACAAGAACAAGCAGTTGGTTATTTAAATACGGCATTAAATGCCGCTAAAGAAAAAAAAGATTTTAAAGTCCAAAAAGATAAATTAAACCTGGCAAAAGAAAAAGTGGATTCTGCACGCACTGTCAATAATAATCTTATAGTTGCGGATAGAAATGATATATTAAAGGCATTATTTGCACAAGATCGTGAATTAAAAGAGTAATATTATGCCGAGAATAAAAAATCCGCAAATTAAAAAAGCTAATACGGAGCAAGAATATACACACGAACATGTTGTAGAATTACAGAAGTGCGCAAAAAATCCTTTTTATTTTATCGATAATTATGTAGTAATACAACATCCTGTTGAGGGCATTATTCCTTTTAAATTAAGAGATTATCAAAAACGAATAATGCAATGTTATGCGGAGAATCGTTTCTCTATCGTCTTGTCTCCTCGACAAATTGGTAAATCTGTTCTCTCCGCGGCGTATCTTTACTGGTATGCAGCATTTACTTTTGATAAAACTATTTTAATAGCATCCTATAAAAACGATCATGCTATGGAGATGATTTATCGAATTAAACAAATTTATGAAAATTTGCCGCATTGGTTAAAACCCGGTGTTATGGACGACGGCTGGAACAAGCATAGTGTTAGTTTTGACAATGGTTCCCGAATACTTTCTGAAGCAACTTCTGCCACCTCTGGTCGTGGTTTTTCTATCTCTATGTTATATTTGGACGAGTTTGCATTCGTAGCGCCCAATATTCAAGAAGAGTTCTGGGTGTCTATTTCTCCTACATTATCTACAGGAGGTAGTTGTATTATTACCTCTACTCCAAATGGTGATAATAATATTTTCGCAGAATTGTGGCGAGGTGCGCAAACCGATTCTAATGGTTTTACATACGTCAGAACATATTGGGATGAAGTTCCCGGCCGTGATGAAGAATGGAAGAAAGCTGAAATCGCACGTATCGGAGAACGGCAGTTTAGACAAGAACAAGAATGCGAATTCTTATCGTCTGAAGCATTACTAATTGACACAATTACATTGATGAAATTAGATCGAGAAGTCAAACAATATCGACCATTATTCAATATTCGCGGCGTAGATTTTTATGAAGAAATAAAACAAGGAAAAACATATCTCGTCGGCGTCGACCCCGCCACGGGTACTGGTAGTGATTTTAGTACTATTGTTGTTTTTGAATTTCCTTCTTTACAACAAGTAGCAGAGTATCGTTCTAATACAACATCAACAAATGATTTATTCGCTGTTTTAAAAAACATAATAAAATTAGCTGGACAATCAAGTGCGATGGTATATTTTTCTATTGAAAATAATGGCATCGGAGAAGGTTTGATATCGTTATATGAAGCCGATGAAGACTTCCCTGAAAACGCTTTATTTATCTCGGAAGATGGGAAAAAACGCAGAGGAATGGTTACTACATCAAGAAGTAAATTAAAGGCATGTGTTAATTTGAGGGAAATGATAGAGCGCAATGGAATTATTATAAAATCAAAGATGATAATTGAAGAGCTCAAAACATATGTTAAAAAAGGTGGTGCATACGCAGCCCAACGCGGCTCGACAGATGATTTGGTAGCTGCACTATTAATTATAATTCGCTTACTCCAGGAATTGGCGGCCTATGAAGATGCTGCTTATGAAAAATTATATAATGCAGAGTATGAAGAATGGGATGAAGAGGACAAAGACGAATACGATGAAGATGATTTACCTATGCCTGT